AAGTAAACCTTCTACTTCCATTTCTAATAAATCAATTTGGCTAGCAGCTTCTTTAACTGGTTCGAGCTCTTTGTATATAACATTTCTATGCGGATGGTATAGTGATAACAACTTTTGTAGAGTTTGCTTATTTTTTGGAACCTCTAAAATACCTTGTCTAAAAACTATATGCGCTAGTCTTTGGTCGCCCTTCATTTCGTCAACAAAGCAAGTTTTTTGATTTTCACAATATTTTAATTCTCTCTCGTATCCCTTTTCTTCGTCAAAATAGAAAATATTAGCCGCTTTTATCGACCTACTTAATGGTCTACTATTATCTTTCAAATAATAAAACCTATTTTTTATTTCCCATTCATCTTTTGGCCTTAATACTTCAGGTTTTGATTTAATTGGTTTTTTTTCTACAACAATATTTTCTACTTGAGGCATCTCAACCTCAGTTATTTTTTCTTTTTTCTTTGCCATAATATAATATATAATATAATTAATAAAAATATAAGGGCGATACTAGACCGCCCTTATAAATAAATAGTCTTACTTCATTAACATAAAGTTGTTTGCACCTTGAGTGATCAAACATCTTTCTGATAACATATGTATTTCCATTGCATCTAAAGCTGATGTAGCTGCCCCAACAGAACCAGTAGTCCAAGTCTTGAACTTTCTATTATCTGTTTTTGAAGCTCTATATCTAACGTGTAAGAATGGTCTCTTTAAGTTTTTACCTAAAGATTGATCATATACAGTAGATGTACCAGCAGGTATCATAATACCTCTAATATTATTAACTGTATCAATCAAACCACCTCTGGTAGCTTTGTCATTTAAGTATCTGAAATCAGATTTATAAAAGTCATAAGAACCTCTTCTAAATCCTGAGAAACCTAAATTTAATGCCATATTCTCATCGTTCTCGAATACTCCATAAGAAGTACCTCCAGCACCGTAAGAATTCATTGAAGCTAACATGTCATCAATAGCCAAACTAGTTGATCTATCAATAAACATCATGTACTCTTCAATAGCACCTTGTTTGTCAAATTCAGCTAAGATAGCATCGAATTCAGCTAAATCAGTAGCAGCATTAACGCCTGTAACACCAGATGTAGAATTACCTCTTTTTTCAACAGCATCAAATAATCCTTGAGAACCAAAGTTTGTACCAGCTGCACCCATGATCATACTATCAAGAGTCGTGTCGCCAGCAGCAGCAGTGTTCTTAACTGATTCTAACATTGCCATTTCCATATAGTCTGCAAATCTCATTCTAGTTTCTCCTTCAGATTTTAAGTACCAGTAGTATCCACTAGGTCCGTTTTCTTGAGAAATTTCAATCCAACCAACTTGAGAAGTATCAGATCCATTTATAGAATAAAAATCTTTCATAATAATTGGTTTATTAGAAAAAGATTTAAAGAAAGGCTCATTAGATGTTCTAGAGTCACTATTTGTTAAGTTACCTACAACACCATCTGTACCTGATTTATAAGACTGTCCTTTACCATATTCAGATCCATAAACCAATACTTGTACTGCTGTAGAACTACCTAAAGTAGTCGTGATATCAGTACCATCATAAAGCTCAATGTGTATAACAGCACTGTTAACACCTGTACATATACCTCTTGCTGTAACAGAAGCTGTAGTAATCAATAACATATCATTAACTCTAATACCGTGATCTGCACCAATAGTATTACCGTCAACGTCGTTAGCGATAGTTATAGTTTCGTTCGAACCATGAGTTGTACCTGTATAGTTTAAATGTAGTCTACCTTGTTCAGACCAAACTACTTGATCTGACGCCATAGCCTCTTCTGCACCAACTTTTTCTAGAAAACCAGCTATAGTTCTCTTACCGAAAACTTCAGCTTCTTTATCCATTAAGTCAGGCAGGTATTGTTGAGACCAATCATTGGTCCCACTTGTGAAATCTAAATAGTTTTTTGCGGATGCCACCTGAGGCATCTCAACACTATTCAAATCACTTCCTGGAGTAATTGCCATAATTTATAATTTTTTTAAGTTAATTTTTCTTTCTAATCTTGAAGGATCTGTTTTTCATTTGAGAAGAAGACTCACCAACCATTCTAACCTTAACTCCACCTACGTTTGTTTCACCGTGAGTTTGTCTAGGATCTAGATTAATATTTTTATCTTTTGCAATTTGATTTTTTACTGCGTCTGCTTTACCTTGTTCATAAAAATGTTTAGCAATAGCATCTGCATTCATAGCTGTAAATAAAGATTTGTGATAACCAACAGCATCATCAATAGTTGCTTTATCTTCGCCAACAAACTTGTTAACAAAATTGTTAATATCACTTTGAGTATCCTTTACTTCTTCTGCATTCTTTACATTAAACCTATATTTTTTGTCTCCAACGTTATATTCAAAACCTTTGAACTTATCATTGAAAACGCTATTTGTCTTCTTTTGAAATGCAGCATGACTTGCTTCCGATAGTTTCTTCTTACTTTCAGATTCCTTATTGTATCTATTGAAAAAATCAATTGCCTTTTGTTGTTCATCGGTCAACTTTGAACCAGCCTTAATTTCTTCATAGTATTTAGACTTTTGCCCGTCTAAGTAGGCTCTAGCCTCGGCAACTTGCTCTTTAAGGGCTATTTTCTTTTTACGTATTTCCTTCTCGTCATCCGTCTCTTTATCATAACCAAAATTATCTTCTAATAAAAAAGATCTTTCTTCTGGTGTTAAATGAGATTTAGTATTTCTATAATACTCATCTAATACGTCAGAGTCATCCATTTCTTTAATGTCTCTATTTAATTTTACGTAGTCATTTAAATCACCACCTGTTTCTTCCATAAATTTTACAACCTTTTGTATATTTTCTGGTAAAGAACTTTCAGTGGCTATAGTTTCTTCAACTACTTCCTCTATAGGTTCTGCAGTTTCTTCTACTTTTTCTTCAGTAACCTCTTCCATTACTGGAGTTTCTTCAGGTACTTGCTTTGTTGTATCTTCAGTTACCTCTCCAACTACGTTCGCTTTTGTTGTATCCTCTTCTTCTTTTTTAAGTGAAGATGGTGGACTATCTAAATCTATTTTTATAACACTATCATCTCCAGCGCTATCAAATTTAGACTCATCTATTGTCTCTTCGACAACCTCTTCTACGGGTTGTTCTGTATTTTCATCTGTTGTTTCCTCAACAGAGTCAGTTACTTCTTCAGTAACTTCTTCATTTAGTTCTATCATAATAAAATTTTATAAAATATTAAATACTAAGTACGAGAGAATTTTTCCATATTCACTCCTCCCGTAATTATATCATTACCTGATGATTCAAATTTTTTAGTGGAATCACCCTTGTTTGTTTGTTTGTTTCTACGATCAATCATATTCATTTGATGTCCCGCTTGTCTATCTACTCTTTGATCTCTTCTATCTTCTCTCATGCTTTCCATCTTATTGTTATTTTCAGTTTTCATTCCTTCTAATTGAGAATTTAAATCAAACTCAAATTGCATTAATTCTTTTTTAGCAGCAACCTCTTGTTTTAAATAAGCTATTTTCATTTCATTTCTAGTTTTTTCCATCTGACCGTCAATCTGCATTTTTTGTTGACTCTTCTGCATTTCAGCTTGTGCCGCCGCTTGCTGAGCTTGTTGATTAGCTTGGGTTTGAGCTTGTATATTTTGTTGTTGCATTTCCTGCTCTCTCTTTTGCTTAGCTTTTCTTTTTACTTTTAACAATTGATTAGCAAGTTTTATGTTTCTTACATTACGTAAATCAATAGCATCATCTAGATCAATACTACCTTGCTGTAAAGACATTTGTATATTATTTTCTAATAAAGCCTTTTCTTCTTCATCTGGTAATAATTCTATAAATATACCAAAGTCATATAGATGCAGGTTCTTCATTTCCTTTAGCGTTGCTACATTATGAGCCCCAAGAGCTCTTATGAAAGCATCTTTTGTTGGAGAATATTCTACTATATCAGATATTCTTAATGATAAACATTCAGCCACTTCAGCGGTTATAAATAACATAGATTGTAATATATGTCTTGTAGCTGTATTTGAATTAGCTGCTGCTATTTTTTGGACACCAACTAAAGCGTTTCTATCTGGAGTACTAGCATCTCTAGCTTCATTAAGACCTGTAGTATCTCTTATCATTTGAAGATAATAGTTGTAAGTTGTTATTAAACTTTGTATTTTACCACTATTAACTCCATTATTTATTTGTTGTATAGGTACTTTTCCAGGATTTTGATCACCCTCAGAAGTAAAACTTCTACCCACGATACTACCAGTTTGAAAGAACATATTAAGC